ATACCATATATATTGATCCAAATACTCTGGCCGTCGATTTCGGCTTCCGAATCGTGCCTCGAGTTATCCACGTCGTGCATAAACAGCCGTGATCGCGTTTTTTCGGCTCCGACAGCTAAATATACACACCGAAAATCGAGCCTGTTATAACGTGTTATAATTTTCCTACACACCGGAGTATCACCCCCTCAAAATTATTTTTCAAAATTTGTACTCCGTAACGATTTGTCACACATTTTACATCTTGGCCGTTAAATTGGATTAACACTGGCTGGTGATAGCGCGTTATAATTTACGCAGGCGCATTTGGAACTTCAAAATGGACAAGTTACCTAGCTTGATTCCGCCAGGACCCCCGAGGTTTCACGCCCCCGTGAATAGCCTTGCTGCCGAGGCGACACCACAGCAAGTTAACCGGCAGTTGCGAGAGCTGTTTCGCGAGGCGTTTGATGCTCTCGGAGGAAGTGTGTGGTTAGTGGACTTCGCACAGAAGAGCGACCAGAATGCTCGAGTGTTTGTGCAAGCGATCAGTAAGTTGTTGCCCCCGGCAAATGACGTGAAACAACAGGGCGGGGTGATTATCGACGTTCCTTGGCTCACCTCCACGCGGCTTGCGTATAAGCGGCAAGGGGATGAGGAGATAATTGACGTTCAGGTTAAAGGCCCTGATAAGTAATGCCAGCTGCTCCTGGTACACGCAGAGAAGCCAGTCTCGTAGAGGGCTTGCGTGGCCTTATAGATATGGGTGCATCCACTCTTCGGGGTGGCGTGAAGGCGACTCTGGGCACCCCAGGAGACCTGGAGGCTATTGTAAGAAAGCTACGTGGTAACGGAGGGGCAAATGTTCTCCCCACATCTGAAAGGATGGGGGAGATGTTGCCTGAGACAGGTAATAAAGGGTTCGGCGCTTATGAATCTGTAGGGGAGTACGCAAATCCGCTGTCCCCAGCCAAGAAAGCACTAGCATTGAGCAGTGCGTTAGCCCCGGCTGGAAAAGCAGTCGGAGCGATGTTTGTTCCGGCGATGAAATTAGCCAGTCAGCCCCAAAAACAGGAAAAAATACTCAAGCAGCTGCAGTCAGGAGCCACGCCAGACATGATTTGGAACGAGCATCAGCTCGTGTTGGCACCCCCGCGGCCAAGGGATGACCCCCACGTCGTTAAGTTCCTCGAGGAGATAAACGATAAGGATGCACGGTTCAAAAAAGACATACCGATGATGTCGCAGGTCGACAAAAGTAGATATGTCCGCGAGAATTACAGTCCCCTTCAGTATGCAGGTGCCATGCAGAGGATCGTCGGTATGCAAATGCCGAAGCCTGGTATGTATACTCAAGGTGAGCTGCTTGATCACCCCGAACTCTTCGAAAGATTCCCCCACCTCAAAGAAGGGACGGTGAAGGTAGTAGATAAAGCTGATGATTCTCATAGGGGTTCGTATAGCCCAGATACGGACGATATTGAGATAAACTTGCCACGGTTCATAGATTCTCCGAATCCAGGTGGTGGGGTAGTTGGCACGAATTTACATGAGTTGACCCATCGACTGCAGAATGATTATGACCTGCCGGGTGGATCAAATCAGGCGTTTTATCAACATCCTAAGGCGGTTTACGAACAAATTGAGGAAGTGGCTAAGGATCCAGAGTTTCAAAAGAAGCTAGGCCCAGATGGAATGTCTCACCTTCTAGCGTTGCTTCGATACAAGGAAGTGCCTAAGCATATTCCGTATCAGAATGCACCAGGTGAGAAATTTGCACAGGCTGCCCAGACAAGGTTTGGGTACAGTGACGAGACTCGTAAAGCCATGAATCCTCATCACGATGAACTTGCCGGGATATATGACGAACCAGATCCGATGTTTTCATATGGACTTTTACAAGGTACACAAAGTCTGAATCAGCTTGGTTTTTCTAACAAGTTGCTACCAGACTATCTACGACAGCAGTGGGGACTGCTTAAATAAGACAATGCTGGGTAAGGTAACGTAGTGAGGCCGCGCTGGCCTTAAAGTACACACCACGACAACAGTTCGTCTCATTTCATAATCGCCAGCAACGGTGGGGTGCCCTCAACACCCACCGCCGAGCGGGGAAAACCGTTGGTCTAGTAAATGACCTCATCTTCGGTGCCCTAGAGTGCGAGAACTATAAGCCCCAGCTGGCTTATATCGGGCCTACCTATGCCCAAGCAAAGCGCGTCGCATGGACGTACTTGAAGGATTATGCCGAACCATACATGAGTCGGCCCCCTCAAGAAGCTGAACTAAAGATTACACTCCATGGCGACCGGACCATCTACGTACTCGGTGCGGATAATGCTGATACACTCCGCGGCATGTACCTCGATGGTGGGGTGGGCGACGAATATGCCCTATTCAGGCCATCCGTCTTCCCGCAAGTTATTCGGCCTACATTATCGGATCGGCACGGTTGGTTTGTTTTCGCATCCACTCCTCGTGGAAAGAATATCTTCTACGATGTCTGCAAAGAAGCAAAAGTAAACCCTGACTGGTACTATCTCGAGTTAAGGGCAAACACATCGGGGATCATGGCCCCCGGCGAGCTCAGTGAGCTCCAAAAAGACATGGATTCGGAAGAGTTCGCCCAGGAGTACCTGTGCTCGTTTGACAGTGCTCTCAAGGGTGCTATCTACGCCAATGAACTCAACGACGTCTTCTTGCAAGGTCGGATCAAGGATAACATCTATGATGAGAACCTCCCGACTAACGTCGTCTTCGACCTCGGCTTCACAGATGCGACTGTTGCCATCTTCTGGCAAGAGGCACCCAGTACAAAAGGTGATTTTCCTGTCCGGATTGTCCACGTTGAGGCGACGCAAGGGAAGGACATCTTCTACCACATTGACAAGCTTCACTCGTTCGTTGGTGAGCTGGGTGATGTGTGGCTCCCACACGATGCGCGAGCGCGGAATTTACAAACGGGTCGGTCGCTGGTCGAACAGTTCCTTGACCAGAACATTCGTCCCAAGTTGGTTCCAAATCACAAAGTGCGGGACCGTCTTGCTTCGGCGAGAAAGATATTCCCCCTTGTCGCCTTTGACAAACTCGCTACAGAAGACCTCCTCGAGGCACTGAAGGGCTACCGTCGGGTCTGGGATGACAAGAACCTGATCTTCTCGGACGTACCCCTGCACGACTGGTGCTCGGACTATGCAGACGCCTTCGGGTATATGTGCGTCGTAGCACATCCCAAGTTTGCGAAAGCAATTGCGAAGAAAGAAAGCAATGTGGTCCCCATTAACGATGGGATGAACCACTTGTTTACCCTTGAAGCTCTGCATAATGACCGTTCAAAGACACTTGGGAATAGGCGCATCGCATGATCTCCGATAGCCCATCTAGTGGTAGCCCCACAATTGTCGATCCAGAAAAGCTCACTTCAATTGAGCTCTGGAAGACTGAAATTGCCTACGCCGAACAAGAAACCAAGAAGTTTCACGAGCGGGCTAGGAAAGTTGTGCGCCGGTTCGTAGATGAACGCGATGCCATGGATTCTGGACAGAAGTGGTTCAACCTCTTCTACGCCAACACGAAGATCATGCGGGCAGCGTTGTACTCGCAGATTCCAAAGCCAGAGGTCAAGAGGAAGTTCACTGACTACAAAGACGATTTAGGTCGAGTTGCATCGTCCATACTTCAACGAGCCATCATGCCAGATGGCGATGACCCCCGTGATCTGTTTGATGCTGTCCTCAGGCATGTATCAACTGATCGTCTCGTACCTGGTCTTGGACAGGCGTGGTGCCGTCTTGAGACCGATACGGAGGAAGACGAGCTGATTTTGGAAGGTTCGCCGTCCGTAGGGGAGGACGTTGACCATCACAATCTACCGGAGAACTCAGGGTTTAAAACAGGCCCTGCGCCAGACGAACAACAAGTTCATCAGCCTCCACCGCAACCCATGCCGCCAGCTGTAGTAGCACCTGCTGGTGGACCTCCCATGGGTGGCCCAGGAGGACCGCCACCAGAGGGCATGCCACCTCCGGGACCTGGAGCACCCGGAGCGTCTGGCCCTCCGCAGCCAGGTATGCCACCCCCTCAACAACCACCGATGCAGCCTCCCGCACCGGTGATCATGAAGTTCAAGCGCATTACTGACCAAAGAGTCGCACTTGACTATGTATATTGGGAGGATTTCATTTGGAGTCCGTGCCGGGTCTGGGAAGAGCGTCGTTGGGTAGGTAGAGTCGTGTATATGGATCAGGCCCAGCTGATCAAGAGGTTCGGAGCAGAAAAGGGAAAAGCTGTTCCGCTGAATCATCGTCCAATGAACCTGAATCTTAACACCTATCCTGGTGGTTTGGTTCCGACGAATCAAGCGATCAAACAAGCAAGAGTTTATGAGATTTGGGATCGCATTCATCGCAAAGTAGTTTGGCTTTGTAAGGACTATGACAAGATCCTCGATGAGAAGGATGATTTCCTGAACCTCATCGGGTTTGAACCGTGCCCGAAACCGCTCCTGGCGAACATTTCGACCTCGAATACAGTTCCGCGCCCTGATTTCTACATGGTCCAGGACCAGTACTCGGAGCTGGATAATGTTAATAACCGAATCTCGCTCCTCGTCTCTGCCTGCAAAGTTGTCGGTGTCTATGATCGGGCAGCCGAAGGCGTGCAACGCATGTTACTCGAGGGCGTCGACAATACGCTTGTTCCAGTGGATAACTGGGCCATGTTTGCAGAAAAGGGCGGGGTTAAGGGCCAGGTGGACTGGCTACCTCTCGAGCAGGTCGTCATTGCGCTTCAACGACTCTACGAGAACCGAGAAAGTATCAAAGCGCAGATCTATGAACTAACTGGCATTGCGGACATCGTCCGGGGTGCCACTAAAGCATCGGAGACACTCGGTGCCCAAGAGATCAAGGCTAAATTTGCGTCAGTTCGGATCAAGGACGTCCAAGATGAGATTGCACGCTTTGCGGCAGAGTTACTTCGGATCAAAGCCGAAATCATGGTCAAGCACTATGATCCCGAAATCCTCATCCGTAAGTCCAACATTCTTCGAACTGATGATGCTGCTCTTGCTAGTGAAGCTGTCGAGCTTTTGCAGTCAGAAGAAGGATTCGAGTGGCGAATTGTAGTCACTGCGGACCAACTGGCGCAGACAGACTATGCAGTGGAGAAGCAAGATCGGGTCGATCTGCTTACTTCAGTGTCTGGTTATCTCGAGAAAGCAGGGACCATGATCCAGGGCATGCCACAGTCGGCCCCCCTACTGGTCGGTATGCTCAAGTGGGCAGTGT